GGTAGGAATACGGGTTGCCAGGCAAGCTGGGTGCAGCGGTGCCGCCTGTGTAGTTTTTGCCAAGGCCTCCGCCACTTCCGCCTTTCTGTTTCCAACTTTCTGGACTGTTCTTGTAGTTGCTGACACCAGTGTTGACGCCAGCCTGCACAGCACTTATTCCTTGCAAGATGAATGGCGTCATGCTTGGCCTTGCCTGGTAAATGGGTTCCAAGGGATCCAGTACCGGCTGCTTGATATACGTTTGCTGGCTGGCAATCCTGGATCCACGTTCGGCCGCGGCCCCTTGCTTCTGCAGTTGAATCTGCGTGCCAACAAACGCCAGGTTTTGGCTGGTCGCAAAGTCGTACTGGGCCTGCTGTCGGTAGAAGTCCGCGACCAGGTTGTCCACCGTGTTGCCAAGGCGGCCAGACGCAATCACTTCGCCCCTGGCTTTAGTCCCCGCAATGGCGCCCTTTTGCTGCTCCTGGCTGGCTGCTGCCTGCTCCTGCATCAGTCTGGCGTTTAAGGCTGCAATGTCGTTGCCGTAAGCGTTGTCGGCCATCAAGCGGTTGATCCGCATCAGCTCGTCTTGCTGGTTGGCCTTCATCTGCTCAAAGTTCCGAGCAGCACTGGCCTGCATTTGCTGGAATGCGTAGCCCTGTTGGGCCTGGGCATTAGCAAACGCCGCTTGCTGCACTGCTTGCTGTGCTCCAACCACGGCTTGGCCGATGCCAAGACCAGCGGTCAGGACGCCAGAGGCGACTGCAAATATCGCTGCCGGGGCCATTGGGCACATGGTTCAGATCCTCGCGAACTCGTAGAACAGCCGACCTTCTGTTCCGAATTTGGGGTGCGACGCAATGAAGGTAAACCCCATCCACCGCAACCATTTGATATGTACCACGTTACGAGCATCTGCGAAATTGAAAAGGACCTTGTACCGACGCTGAATCCGATCAAGATGGATCCCTGCTTCCCGCAGGAACCGCATGGAGTTGAGCCGGTCTCGCGTCAGGTCGTCGGTGCACAGCATCCAGATGGCACCCACGTCAGGTCGTTGAGCAACGACGCCCCACATGCCCATGGGCCTGCCGTCCCTGCCAATCATGGTCATGCAGGGATCACCTTGGAAGAAGCTATGGAGCAGGGATTCCTGGGGGGTATGGCCTGAGAACGCACGTACCTCTGCGACGTCCTCCTCCCGCATGAACTCCGCCACGTAAGGGATGTCAGCGACCCTGGTGGGCCGGGTGTAGGCAGATGTCACAGGCGTGCAGCTCGGGTGTGGTACCAGCCTTCCCATTCTGCGGACTGAAGGCGACAAGGCAGCGGGCTGGAACTGACGACCTCCACCTTGGTCTCGATGTTCTGGGCCATCACTGGCACCCGGAACTTGGAAGTCCGGATCGCCAGCTCACCCAGGCTGATCTCCTGGTCCCCGACCTCAAGTCCTGTGTACGGGTACGTCATGGTGTCCCGGCCACGGGGGGTGATCTTGATGCTGAACGACGACGACTTGTCGAACAGCATGGTCCATGTGCGGAGCTGCAGCTTTGGTCCTGCGATCACAGCCATGCCACCACCCGGGGGCTGCTCCTTCAGGTACTGGGTGCTGAACTCGTACAGCATGTCGTACAGCTCACCCACGTAAAACTTGGCACCAGTCAGGTTGCCCCGAACCGTAAGGGTGCCGTTGCCACCAGCGCCACCAGCAGCGGTGGACGACAGGATCTGAACAACCTGGCCGTGCATCAAAGTGTTGCCGGCGTAGAACCGGCCAACCACAGCCATGTTGCTGAGACTTGTATTGATGGGATACGGCAGGGTGATGGTGCTCTGGATGTCGAGACCACCTGGCGTCGTCAATGCCACGGAGCAACTGGCCTCGGTCACCTTGCGGTCCAGCAACAGCTCCACCGTCGTGCCTGCATCCACAGTCTCGGGATGCGTCACAACTTTCTCAAGGTAGACACCATCGGAGTACTGGACCACGGCATACAGATCACTGTCGACCAGGTCCACACCGATGACGCTCTTGCCACCGTTGGTCTCCCAGTAGCTCCAGGCGCTCTGCAACTTGTTGTCCCCTTGGAACAGGAACTTGTAGACATAGACCCGCCTTGGCTGGTCTTTGGACACGGCGTAGACCGCCTCCTCTGCAGCCGTGGCCACCAGATTGCACAGGTTGCTGGGCAGAAACCGAGGCACAGCGGATGTCACCTCCTCCGACGTTGGCACCGGGCCAGACGCATCCGGTAGGAAGAACTCCCGCAACCCGTTGTACTCACCCTTGGGCACAGCAAAGTACATGGTGCGACCAACGATCACGGGATCCACGACGTCGCCCATCTCAAAGGCTGTGACCTGGGTAATGGCAGCTGTCTTGGGAGTCAGGGATCCGGATGTTGACTGGCCACTGCTCAGACGGAACTGGCCATGGCGGCTGAAGATCAACAACACATCAGCAAAGGCCAAGCTGGACATGAGGAAGTTGATCTTTCTGCTGCCAGCACTAAGGTCAATGGGATCTGAGTCAACGACGGTCTGCACAGACTCGGGCCAGAACCTGTCGTAAGCATCAGCAGCAGAGGTGATGACGTTCTCGTCAGCCAGAAGTACCAACCGGTTGCGGAACAGGTTCACGTTTTGGATCTTGGAACCAACAAAGCTCGGTACCGGTGCGGTGATGGCGTCACCTGCCACCCGACCAGACCAAACAAACTTCCGGAACGTGAAAGTCCCGTCGTTCTCACGCACCAGTACGTGGGGCATGGTGGCCGCATCGAACAGGTACTGGATGCCCGGGGCCACGGTCTCTTGCCAGACGCCATGGTCAAAACCGGAGCCTGCATTGGCCACGAACTTCACGTAGTAATCGTCGGCCCCGGTTGATGCGGCACCAACAATCTTGACAATGAACCCGTGCTCAGCAGTGACGGGCAGGTCACTGATGGCGTCGATCGTGCCCTTGATTGGCACAGTGGCCAGGCCTGTCTTGGTGTCTGAACTGCCAAGCGTGTAGTCAGTGCCGTCGTTCTTGGCAATGCGCACGACGTATTGGCCGCTGCCATTGGTGACAGTCCAGCTACCACCCAAGGCCGTGGCCAGTGATGCCTTTAACGCACCTGCGATTTCAACAGTGCTCGGGCTGTAGTTCGGTTCAAAGACGACAGTGCAGTTGCCAGATGTCGTGCCGCCAACGGGGTCCGTGTACGTGAACGTGTTGGCCCCTGTCACCGTGATCGTGAAGGTGCCAGCAGTGCCGGCGCCACTCTGGAAACTCATGTCCACCTGGTCGTTGGTGAACAAGCCGTGGGCCGTGGCTGTCACCGTGACCGTGTTGGACGCCCTGCTGTAGCTGGCGGACAGGCGCTTGCCACCGGCTGGCAAGGTCTCATAGGAAACCGTGGTGGAGTTGACGGTGATGGTGTACGTGGTGGCGTACTCAGCTGACCGGATGAACACCATTGACTTGGTGCCCCAGCTGGGTGACGTCGTGGCCGCCATGGCCGCTGTCTTTTCCCGATTCACAATGAATGTGTAGTCAGCGACCGATGCGGTCCTGAACGTGGAACTGGGTTCACCAGTGATGTCGAGATACGACGTGCCGTCAGGCTTGGCCACTGTCTTGACGGATCCATCCAGACCAAAGACTTTGATGTCGTTGTCCAGGATCAAAACCAAATACTTGATGGACCCGTCCCGATCCACGATGGTCGTGAACGGACGACTGGCACCTGCTGAACCGGAGAACAGCTTGGCCAAGTGCTGCGCTGGTGGTCGTTTCTTCAGTCCCTCCACCGGACTGGGCATGCAGTTGACCATCTGCTCGCACTGAGATGCCAGTCGCAGCGCTGCTGGTTGCTGGCTGACCCCGTTGATCAGGTTGGGTATGGAGCTACTGATCAAAGGCATGGCTTAACGGCGCAAGGCCCAGGCTGGCTTGTACGTCATGAAAACATCTGTGTGGTTTGGATTGCCACGTAGCCAGCTGTGCTCACCACGGGTGGTCTCTTCCTCCAGGAACAGACTATGAGCTTCGGCCTCTGCTGCTGCGTTGATCCGTGACAAGTCCGCCGATCCCAGAATCGCTTCCTGTAACTGACGACCAGCCTTAATCATGAAGTACTGGTGGGCGTACTCAGGAATCTCGTCCCACTCCAGGATGTAGGTGACGTCAACGTAGAGATCCTCCTCAAACTGGTAACTGCCAGCTCTCCTGTCGTACAGCCTGTTCCCACGTTGCACAACGTCGATGTCTGGGTACGAGTACGGATCAACCCGCACCCGGCTGACATTGGAACCGACGGTGATCTGTTGCGTCACAGAGTCCCGCATCAGCAGGCGTTCGTAGTCAGTGTTGAACGACCACCCCTCTGTCTGAATCTTGCGGGAGACGTCGTTGATGGAATCTTGTGCTTGTTGCGCCAGGCCGAACTGTCCGTTGAGGCTATTGACTGGTGCCTCACCGAGCATCTGCAGCACCCGGTTCACGGCTTCCAAAAACGTGGTGCGTGCAAGCGTCATGGCAAAAGCCCAAAGAAAAAGGGGGAACCGAAGCTCCCCCCATATTGGCCGCGATCAGCTGGTTGCGGTATAGATCTCGATCGCACAGTCGGGACGAAGGACGGCGGTGCCCAGTGCCATGGAGGCAACCATGAAGGTGCCTTGCCACAGGGCGTGCACGTCAGAACCGGTCTGCTCCATCTTGAGATCCATCAGCTTCACGGTGCCGACGGCTTGCTTGTTGAAGGCAAGGGCGACGGAGTCGGTGAAGTTGGCGGAGTAGTCGTTGTTCTCACCGGTGGCCGCAGAGCGGTTGGTGGTGGGAAGGTGGTTCGACTTCAGGATGGTGATGCCAGCAACCTTCAGCACAGTGCCGTCGGCGTAAGCACCAGCACCGCCCCAATCGCGGTTGATCACGTCGGTGGTCTGCACGAGCTTGTAGTACTCGGACGGAGCCAGCACGCAGTAGCGATCCATCTCGGGCAAGTTGTTCTCGTCCATCCGCTGAGCAGCGGAGAACAGAGCAGCAGCCAGCTGGGAGCCAGTGATGGCAGCCTTGCTGGCAGCAATGATCTTGATGCGGGTACCGCCGGGCAGGTCGGTGTTGAAGTTGGTGGCGGTACGAGCAGCCTTGGCGATTTGAGCCGCGATATTGCGGTCAAAGGTGTAAGCCAGGGCGTTGCCCATCTCAGCGGAGTAGGGGCTCCGAACATCCCAGTGGTTCTTGGCCTCGTCGATGTCGGCAACAAACACGTTGGACACGAGCTTGTCGTCGATCTTGACGACGGCCTCAGCGTTCTTGACCGCAGTACCCGTCAGCATGGTGCCGGGTGTGTGGTAGGCCGCTGAGTTGAGGCCAACGATGGGGAACGAAGCGCTCTTGCCGGAGCTGATGGTCCGGACAGTGTGAAGGGGTTCGAAGATGGTGGCCTTACGGAACGCGGTGAGAACTTCACCGGCCCAGACCTGAAGGAACAGGGCGTTGTCACCGGCCCAGGTGCCACCACCTGCGGCGTTAACAAGGCCAAGACGTGAAGCGGTAAAATCGGGGGCTGCCATTGCTGGGCTCCTAGGGGAAAGGGTTGGGGTTTAACCCGACGCCGGGCTCCCGTTCACGAGCGGGTGTCCACCGCAGCGGGCCGTCGCTTCTGTGAGTGGGTCTAGGTGCAACAAGTGTACTAACGAGTGCAAGCGCAATAAAAAAGCCCCCCTTGTCTCGGAGGGGAGCTTGGGAATCCATTTGGTCCGACTAAAAGATACTCGATCGGCTGAGCTTCTCTTGCACCTTCCGCTGGTAAGCAGGGTCGGTGCTGTACTTGGGATCCGACATGGCGGCGACCAGCTGGGCTGTGCTCTCAAACTTATCGGTGCTGCCCTTGGGGGCACGACCACCAATGAGCTTGGGCTCACGTCCCTCGACGGCTGAGTACCGGGCATGGAGACCAGTGATGGCCATCTTCACCGCGGCCATGGGCTGGGTGTTGATGATCTGGTTGAAGCCCTCGACCTCGTCGGCTGACAGGTTTGCTGCCGCCCACTCAATCATCTTGCTGTACTCAGCCTCGCCACCAAGGGATTCCTTGATGGATGCCACCTCCTTGACCGACAACGCTGTGTCCTGGGCCTGCTTGTATTGCAACCCAGAGAGGTAAGCGTCGACCATGTCCCGGTTGAAGCCAGCCTCAGCCAGCTGCTCATAGTCCCCGGACTCGAGGGCGCCCGTCTGTTGCCAGCGGACATTCATGTCCTGGAAGTCGATGCCGGCTTCCTCTAGCTTCCCGCCGATTGCTTCTCCGTACAGTTCACGGGCATTGCCGGCAGGCTTGTCATCTTCCTCCTCGTCGTCGCCATCGGCCTGCTCGTCAGCAGCGTTGTCGTCTTCAGCTTCTGGCGGGGTTGATTCACCACGGCTGAGCTTGGTCTGTAATTCCTTGTAAGCCTTCTCCAAGTCCTCGACGGACTTGTATTTGCCAGCCAGGAGTTCACCCTCTTTGTCGTCTTCGCCTGCCATGGCGGCAAGCATCTCCTGGTTGTCGGTTGATAGAGCTGGGGTTTCGCTCTGGGTAATCGTTACTGCTTCAGGCATGGGTGTTAGTTGATGACGATGGTTCCCTTGTCATCAATGATGACGACAGGGGTAGGGTCTGGTTGCATTGCAGGGCTGGGTTCAACCTTGTCGATGACGATGTCAGGCGTTGGGCCCTGCTCCGGGACCTGGGCTGGTGGGCCCACTAGCGATACCTGGCGCTCCTGGGGCGCTGGGGAGGGCGTTGGGCACTGCTCCAGGTTGTCCTGGGTCTGTGTCTTCTGGGAATTGCGGACCATAGGGTGCTCCATCTTTGGTGTAGTTGCCAGCAATTTGTGCCATGGCTGGTGACTTGAGGCCAGTCATCAGCATTTCACGTTGCATGGCTTGTTGTTGTTCTGCCTGGGCGGCAGATGCTTCTTGTTCTAGCTGATCCCTGGACTTGACCAAGTTAGTGGTGTCGATGGATTCACTTGCAGCCAGACGACGCAGTGCCTCATCGATGTTCACAAACTTAGCGATGACCTCAGGCCCAAGGGTCTGAGTGGCAGTGGTGATGAACTGGATCAACTTGTTCCGGTCGTCGCCACGACCGATCGCTTCGAGACCAGTGACTGGCCTGGGGTTGACGAGTGGCACGCCGCCTTGACCCTTAGGGAATGCCGACAGCTTGCGTTGCTTACGCAGAACGTGAAGCAACCGACGCACCAGTGGCAGCTGCAACTCCTGAGTAAGAATTGAGTACAGGCCACCGATGCCAGCCTCCAACTCCTGGCTCATGTACCGGATCTCTTCAGCGGTGACCCGTTCCCCACGTCGTTGGATGGCGGTGTTCAGGAGAAACGCAAACTGCAACCGGGCCTCGATCCGCTCGATGGTGCTGTTGGCAATGTTCAGGTCCTGGGCCTTCTGGGTCTGGATGACCGTGACGTCGGCAGCGTTGCCTTGAACGATGGCCCCGTTCTCAGCATTGGCCAGGGTCCGTGGCCTGGTTGTGCCGTTGGGATTGACCAGGAACAAGACCTTGGCCGCGGCCGCAGCCCCTTCAATGATGGCTTGATACAGGCTCTCGAGGGCCAACAGGTCCCCGTAATACTCCTCGATGTACGAACGGCCGTACTCCTCTGAGTCCACCCGGTTGAACCGCAGGGGAATCCAGGGATTCACGTCCATGTCGCACATGCCATGCGACCCAGGGATCTCCTTGCCTTTTGCTTCTTGGTACCAATGGACCTTGCCGTCCTCGTACTCGACGTGGGTGTACAGCTTGATGGTCTTGGACGTAGTGCCGGACTCGTATGCGTCCTCCTCATCCAAGTCGTCGTACAACCCTTTGGGCAAGGCGTCGGGATAAACCTCCTCCTCCACTACGATCTCGGTGACGGAACCCATTGGGTCACGACACACGACAAAGCGGTTTAGGTGGATGACCTTGACGCCATCCTCGGCAACGTATAGCAAAACGTTGCCGCCTACCAAGAGATGCTTAAAGGCTTCGTGCATTGAGGCCCGGCCATTGGCCACCTCAAATGCAGACATGCCGGCCCGTTCCACCTGGACCAGCGCTGTGTCCAGTTCCGTCTTGATCTCTGGCCCTTGCTCTGCAACCCGCAGTGCGAGGTCGTCAATCTCGAGCTTGAAGAAGCTGGAGTTCGGGGGGAACAACGTGATCAGCAGTTTGCTGGCCAGGTAATTGACACCGCGTGCGCCCAGGGATTGATACGGGGTCTTGAGTCGACCACGGTCTCCTTGCCCTGCGTCGGGGATCAAGCCTGGGATCGTTACCTTGCTGCAGTCTCGGGCCCGTTGTAGGTACGCATCACGATTGGTCTGGAGCTGGCCGTACCTGGCCGCTGCAGTGCCACCGTCCTCACCATATGGTTTGGGTTGGCGGTCAACGTTGCTGGTCAGGTTGAGTTCCATTACGCAGCCATGGGGTTAATGGTCAGGGACTTGCCGGCGTAACGGGTGTTGGCTGGCACGCCAAGGGACGTGGCTGCAGATGGAGCCCGCTCCTGCAGGTACACGGTCTTGGGAATGGACGACTGGGTGTAGAGGTACCGGGCTGTGGGATCAACGCCTACATAGCGACCGGGACTCCCAGCTGAGTTAAACCGCGAGCTACTTATGGGATCTGTTTTGCCAACCACTCTGAGGGGATCACCAAAGCCGTTGTCGATGTACCACTGCCGTTCCTCCTTGGCTATGGACGATGGCTGAGCCGCAGATCCACCACCGTAAGTTGGCGTTGGAGCTGGTCGCAATGCACTACCTGCGCACATGATCAGGCCACTCCTGGGATAGCGAGCGTGGACATCTGCGGCAGATCTGTCCGCAACTTGCGACGACCAGTGCCAGCACGAATGGATTGAGCAGTGGCTTGGTCAACGGTTTCGATTGCTGATGCCGCGGCCATAGCTCCAGCGTTAGGGGCTGGTGGTGGAGCAGCCCGACTGATGGCTAGCTGCTCTTGGTACTGGGCCCGTTGAGCAGCCATCTGCTCCTGCTGCATGGCCATCTGCTCACGCTGGAGCGCAAGGCTCTGCTCTTGAGCAGCAGCCGCAGCCTGCGCCTGTTGCTGCTGTTGCTGCTTGCCGCCTCCTCCGCACATGGATCAGTCCTCGTTTTGTTGCTCAAGATAAACGGCCCTTAGCATGCGCACCACCTGCCTGCATCCAACAGCCATCCAGATCTCACGATCAGACGCAGCTGGATCAGGGCTGGACTCGGGGTAAACCTCGTCCAGTTTCCTGATCAGGGCCTCATCAATCGGGGGGAATAGGTCATCCATTGATCTTCATTGCGGGGTCACGGTCCGGGTCCCACAGTTCCACGTTAGTTGAACTGAAGTCATAGTCCCCGTGTCGCAGGATCCGGGCCATGCGGGCATTGAGCAACGCATCGGCAAAGGTGAAGCCCGCCTCGCGGTAAGCATCAAGGACGACATCCCACATAACCCACAGGCGGTCGTGCTCAGCAAGCAACTTGCCAGCCTTGACTGGTCCGTAGCCCTTGAGCCCTGGGTAATTGTCACTGGTGTCACCGACCAGGGCCTGAATCATCCAGTTCCGATTGGCTTCTACCAGGTCGTTGACTTCCATCTTGTCCATGCGCAGCAGCTTGCCGGGCACAGTGCGCATGTCTTTGTCGGCGGTCACCATGATCGGATCCCGATACGACCCATTGGTCATCAGGATCCCCATGACATCGTCGGCCTCTAGGTTCTGGTGGCACCTGACCTCGTACTCGGACTCGAGCCAGGCCCGCATGTCACGTAGGCCCAGGGGTTTCCGACGTCCGGCCCGGTTGGCCTTGTACTCAGGTGAGAGCTGGTGCCTGAACGTTGGGTACGACGACAGGCACATGACCACGTCCTTGTGGCCGGTCGCCTCTTGCCACCTGCCCACCTGATGGGTCATGTAACTCTTGGCATCCGACTGCTCGAGGTGCAGGGTGTGGATCCATTCGTCCCATCGGATGTCGCACTCACAGGCGGAGCACGCTGCGTACAGCAGCCAGTCGGCGTC